TAGCTGATCAGCATGACCAAGAAGTTCTTGGCTATCTATCAGGTTTTAAACAGTCTGCTTTACATACTGACGCTGACACAGTTAATGACCAGACAAATGGTTCAAAAGCTGTATCAACAGCAGGTTCAGACGAGTTGTTATCTTCAATGAAACTTATCAAGTCTTCATTTGGTAACATTACTGGCTCTCCAGGAGATCATTCAATTCCTGTAGCAGCACGTTTACCAGGTGCAACAGCACTACCAACAGCAACTGTTTCTCCTGCGATGATTATATCACGCATGAAGCGTTTGTTGGATCAACAACAAGTTGACTCACAAGGTAGATGGCTCGTAGTTGACCCAGTATTCATGGAAATATTAGCAGACGAGGATTCTCGATTCTTAAATGCTGATTACGGTGAATCAGGTGCTCTACGTAACGGTCTAGTACTGAACAACATGCATGGCTTCAGACTCTATACTTCCTCAAACCTTCCTTCAGTAGGTACAGGTTCAGGAACTACAGGCTCTGCAAACCAAAACACTAACTTTGGTGTTATTGTTGCAGGTCATGATTCTGCAGTCGCAACAGCGGAGCAGATCAGCAAGACTGAAACTTACCGTGATCCTGACAGCTTTGCTGACATTGTTCGTGGTATGCATCTATACGGCAGAAAGATTCTTCGTCCAGAAGCAATCGTAACTGCTAAATACAACGCAGCGTAAGGGAGAAATAAATTATGGCATTAGGTGATAATACACTTCAAGCTGCAAGGGGAGCCAATGCTACCCCAGGCAGAAGCCCCTACATGGTTCAAACTGTTTTGAATTTAGCAACTGCTTTGTCTGACAAAGGTAGCGCACTAGCTGCTTCTGATGTCATTCCAGTGATTGCTGTCAAAAAAGGAACTATGATCATTAATGCAGGTATCGAAGTTGATACTCAGTCTGATGGTTCTACATTAACTTTAGATCTAGGAACAGGGGCTGATGCCGATTGTTTTGTAGATGCATTTGATGGAACATCTGCAGCAGGAGTTGTTGCTCAAAATGCAGCAGCATATCAACCATTGATGACTACTGCGGATGACAACATTGACCTAACAATTGCTACACTATCTGGTGGTGCAGTTGCTACAGGTAAGTTGCGCATCTGGGCAGTTATGATGGACTGTACAGATCGGGGTAATGACGGTACTGCTCAAGAAGTAGATCGTGATACACTTGCATAACTAATTTAAGGGGGCAGGGAAACTTGCCCCCTTTAAGTTTATCTAAGGGATTTTTTCATGGCAACTTATGTAGTCTTAACAAATCAACTGCTAACACGTTTAAACGAAGTCACACTAGACACTGCAGGTGATGGTTTTACAACTGTACGTAACGTTCAGGCTTTAGCTAAAGATGCTATTAATAACTCCATTAGAAATATAATACAAACAGGACAAGAGTTTCCATTCTTAAAAACAACTAATACACAAACACTATCAGCAGGAACAAGGCAGTATTCTTTTCCTGATGATTATTCTAGTGCAGACTGGGAAACTTTTTATATTAAGAAGTTAACGTCTGTTGATAATACACCAATGCACTTACCTTCAATTACGTATGATGAGTACATTCAAAAGTACAGACACTTTGATGATACAGGAGATGCAACAGGCATATCTTCACCAACTCTAATATATCAGACTAATGAAGAAAAGTTTGGATTGACACCAATACCTGATAACTCCTACGAAATAGAATATGTTTATTGGAAGTTTCCTTCTGATTTATCAGCCTTCAATGATACGTCTGTTATACCAGATAGGTTTAATCACGTAGTTATTGATGGCGCTATGATGTACATGATGAGGTTTAGGTCTAATGAGCAGAGTGCTGCAATGCACCAACAAAACTTTGAAGACGGTATTAAAGCTATGAGAAGAGTTCTTGTAGATGAACAGCTAAGAGTGAGATCAACAGTTGTTGATAGGATCAACTCTTCTAATCAAGTACTAGGTAGAGTATTTTAATGCCAGATAATCTAGCCTCGTTTAAAGTTTTCTGTCAGGGAGGACTAAATACTAGTAGGGATGTGTTATCTCAGGGTGAGACACAGCCTGGGTCTGCTACTGCGCTTATTAACTACGAACCTGCTGTTACTGGTGGTTACAGAAAGATAAGTGGGTTTGCTAATAACTACGGCACAGTTACAGGAACAGGAAGTGTCCTTGGTGTTTGTGTAGCAGACGGTATAAACGATGGCATACTAGCTTGTAGAAAACCATCATCAGGTAACAACTACTTACATAAATGGAATAACTCTAGTTCAGCTTGGGATGCTGTAACGACTGCAGGTTCACCTACAATGGTAGGAGTAACCAAAGTTAGATTCTCTAGACTTAACTTTGCTACACCAAAGGTAGTTTTAACAGATGGTATAAATCCTGCAGCTACTTATGATGGAACAACTTACACACAGATTACACATAATGATGCTCCTACTGACCCAAAGTTTTCTGCAATATTTCAAAATCATTTATTCTTAGCAGGTGATCCTGCACACCCAACTAAACTCTTTTTTAGTGCTCCACTAGCAGAAACAAATTTTGCTGCTAATGATGGTGCAGGAGTAATAAATGTAGGTTTTCCTATAGTTGCTATCAAATCATTTAGAAACGAACTGTTTATATTTGGTGCAACTAACATTAAAAAATTAGGTGGTACTGCATTAGCTAACTTTACACTACAGACTGTTACAGATGACCTTGGGTGTTTAGCTACAGATAGTGTTATAGAAATTGGTGGTGACTTATTATTCTTATCACAAGATGGTCTACGTCCTATTTCTGGTACAGATAAGATAGGAGATGTTAATCTCGAAACAATATCAAAAGACATTCAGTCTATTTTTACAGACATTATTTTTGATATTGACCTTGAGGGTTTAAATGCAGTAGTAATTAGACAGAAAACACAGTTTAGATATTTCTTTGCAGGAGCAGATTCTCAAGGTATTATAGGCGGTTTTAGACAAACACCTAACGGTCTGCAGTTTGAATACAGTCAGATGTTAGGTATTACAGCTACTTGTGCAGACAGCGGTTACATAGGACAAAACGAAATTGTTATACACGGTACTTCAACAGGTAAAGTACAACAACAAGAACAAGGTAATAGTTTTGGTGGAGATCCAATATTTAGTATATTTCAAACTCCTTTCTTCCATATGCAAGACCCAGAACAACGTAAAGTATTTTACACTGTAGCTACATACTTACGTTCTGAAGGAGACAACTCAATAGTGATGTCAGCAGTATACGACTATGAGGACGTAGATACTTTAAATCCTACTAACTTTAATTTATCTACAATAGGAGCAGCAGCTTTCTTTAACGAAGCAACATATAACAGCACTGCAATATTTGATGGGAATCCATCCCCAGTTCAGAGAACTAATATTTCAGGATCAGGTAAATCCGCATCTTTAAAATTCGTAACTAATGACACAAGTGCATCACATAGTATACAAGGTTTAGTGATTACATTTGGGGTAGGAGATAGGTTATAAAATGGCAGGTTATTCAAGACAATCAGCAGCCGATATTATCGCTAATGCGATTATTAAAGCTGCACCAGTAAACGCAGAGTACAATGCTCTACGAGATGCTTTTGCTTTAGCTACTGGACACAAGCATGACGGTAGTTCTACTGAAGGTGGTTACGTACCTCTGATAGCTGACAGTGATGCACTAAACAAAGTTGTTATAGATACTAGTAACAACCGTATAGGCTTCTTTAGTGAAGTGGGTGGAGCAGCAGTAGAGCAGATACGTATTCAAGATGGTGCTATAATTCCTGTAACTGATGATGATATTGATCTTGGTACATCAGCACTTAAGTTTAAAGATTTGTACATTGATGGTATTGGTTATTTTGACTCTGTAGACATAGATGGGGGATCAATAGATGGAGCATCAATAGGTGGATCTTCTGCAGCAGCAGGTAGCTTTACTACAATAGGTGCATCAGGAGCAGTTACCCTTGCAAGCACTCTAGCAGTGACAGGTACTTCTAGCTTTACAGGTGTAGCTACTATAACATCTGCAGACATTAACTCTGGTACTATGGATAATACTACCATTGGTAACACAACGGCTGCTGCAGGTACATTTACAGACCTTACTACTTCAGGGACATCTACTCACGCTACTGTTGATATTAACGGTGGTGCAATTGATGGTGTTACCATAGGTGCATCTTCTGCAGGTGCAGGTACATTTACAGACTTAACAGCTTCTGGAACAACAACTGTAACTACTGCAGATATAAATGGCGGTAATATAGATGGTACAATTATTGGTGCTTCTAGTGCTGCAGCAGGTAGCTTTACAACTATATCGACAACTGGGCAAGCTACATTAGCTACTGTTGATATTAATGGTGGCGCTATTGACGGTGCTATTATCGGTGCGTCAAGTGCTGCTGCTATAACAGGTACAACTATTACAGCAAGCTCAGGCTTTGTTGGGGATTTGACAGGTAATATTACAGGGGATATAGACGGTGACATCACAGGTAATATCACTGGTAATGTTACAGGTAACGTAACAGCTAATTCTGGTACATCTACATTTGCTAACGTAACAGTCAACGGAACTCTAGACGTTACAGGTACAACAATTGCTAACGTTACTGATCCAAGTAATGCACAAGATGCTGCAACAAAAAATTATGTTGACACAGAAGTAGCTGCACTTGTTGACTCTGCTCCAGGTACACTAGACACATTAAACGAACTAGCTGCAGCCCTGAATGATGATCCAAACTTCTCTACAACTATTACAAATAGTATAGCTACCAAGCTACCGCTTGCAGGTGGTACAATGTCTGGTGCTATCGCTATGGGTACATCTAAGATTACAGGACTAGGTGATCCTACAGCAGATCAAGATGCAGCAACTAAAAAATACACTACAGATACATTTTTACCGTTAGCAGGTGGTACTCTAACAGGTGCAGTAGCAGCAGGTAGTAACAAAATTACTGCTAGTTATACACCTAGTGCAAGTGCAGATTTGACAACCAAGACATATGTTGATAGTATTCTGGGATCAGGTACTGCAGCAGCAACGTCAGCTACAGCAGCCGCTTCTAGTGCTACAGCCGCTGCTTCAAGTGCCACTGCAGCAGCAAGTAGTGCAACAGGAGCAGCTTCTAGTGCAACCTCTGCAGCAGCCAGTTTTGATTCGTTTGATGACAGATACCTTGGTGCTAAGTCATCTGCCCCTAGTACAGACAATGACGGTGATGCTCTTCAGGTAGGAACTCTCTATTTTAATACTACTACAAACTCTATGCAGGTTTATGGTGGTTCTGGTTTTACTGCAGCAGGTTCATCTGTAAACGGAACTTCAAGTCGTAACACTTATACAGCTACTGCAGGTCAAACTTCTTTTGCAGCTACATACGATTCTGGTTTTGTAGATGTTTATCTTAATGGTGTAAAACTACTAGCAGGTACAGACTTTACTGCTACAAACGGTACTTCAGTTGTATTAGCTTCTGGTGCTGCAGTAAATGATATAGTAGACATTGTAGCCTACGGTACATTTACACTAGCCACTCACTATACTAAAACAGAAACTGATGATCTTTTAGCTGCTAAACAACCTTATGCAACAATTGCAGTTACTGTTGTAAACTCTGGTGGTAACAAGTATGCTCTTGATGGAACAGTACAGCAACTAGCTCAACTTAGACCCTCAATAACATATAGGTTTGATCAGTCAGATAGCAGCAACTCAGGACACCCACTACGACTAAGTACAACTTCAAACGGTACACATGGTGGTGGTAGTGCATTTACTACAGGTGTAACAGCAGTAGGTACTCCAGGTTCTGCAGGAGCTTACACAGAAGTTAAACTAGAGCAAGATGCTCCAAATACTTTATATTACTATTGTACAAACC